TAGGCGCTGAGTTAAAAGATGGTCTATTAAAGGTATCATTAGAAAAGATTATACCTGAATCTAAAAAACCAAAAACTATTGATATTAAATAGTTTTTAATAAAAAGGCCGAAGGATTGACTTTCGGCCTTTTTCGTTATATAATAAATTATGTTTTCATATCTAGGCGGTAAAAAATTTCAAGCAAAATGGATATCAAGTTATTTTCCTAAACACGATACATATGTCGAACCATTTGGTGGCGCGTTTTGGGTTTACTTTGTAGGAAATATAAACACCAATAATAATGTATATAACGATTATAATAGGTACTTAGCAAACGTATTTTATTGTGCCAAGAATAATAGATCAGAATTTATAAAACAATTAAAATCATACAGACCACAATTAAGAAACCTATTTGAAAAATTCCACAATGAACTAGTACCACTTACTTATGATATAGAATTAGGAGATGTTGAAGCAGCTTCTAAGTATATGTATATTGAAACACAAACATTTAGCGGTCTTACAATTGAAAAGGCCAAATTCGTAGATTTAAAAGGTGTATATAAATCTAAGTATGAACAATTTATAGATAAACTAGAAAATCCAAAATACACAAATAAAATAGATAATATAACAAACATAGAGAATTTGTCTTATGCTGATTGTATTAAAAAATACGATAGTAAATATACTTTCTTTTATTGCGATCCACCTTATTTTAAAATGGAAGATTACTATACAAAAGAATTTGGACAAGACGAACATTTAAAATTATCAGAAACATTAAAATCTATAAAAGGTAAGTTTGCTTTATCTTATTATGATTTCCCTTTATTATCTAAATGGTTTCCTAAATCAAAATACAATTGGCAGGAGAAAGACTTTAATAGACAAAACAGTTCTAAAAAGGTTGGTACAGCCAAAGGTAAAGAAATTCTAATCCTAAACTATTGACATTTGTAAAAATTTATGTTAGGTTAGGAATTGCGGATGTAGTATAAAAGTATTATTCTGGCTTTCCAAGCTAGAGAAATTGGGGCAGTACCAGTCATCCGCTCCAAAATTATATGATGAAATTTATCCACAAATTAGGACACTATCATTCTAAGTTATTTGCTTATGTTGGTAGAAGAGCACAAGAATCTAAATGGTGGGCAATTCTATTAACAATAATAATCATATATGAATTTATAGAACATATAGTTTATCCTATATTAGTTCCTTATTTACTTTACATTCAATGGGTAAAATAGATTGACATTTAAATAAAAGTGTGATACATTAATACTATGAAATACAATGAAGATAAAATTTTAAAAGAAATCTTTAATTATATCAAAGGTACTTATGGTCAACATTACTCAACAGGTAAAGATGGCTTTCAAGTACAAGATTTATTTAAAACTTTAAAAATTGGAAAAGATTTTTGCCACGCCAACGCAATTAAATATTTGTGTAGGTATGGTAAGAAAAACGGATATAACCGTGCTGACTTATTGAAGGCAGTACATTATGTTATATTATTATTAAACTATGATAAGGAGAACGTGAAATGAACCTAAGTACAGATACATTATCTATTTTAAAGAATTTTAGTGAGATCAATAACAATATTCTTTTTAAACCGGGTAGTAAGTTAAATACAATATCTGCTATGAAAAATATTCTAGCAGAAGCAACAATCACAGAAAAATTTGATACAGAATTTGGTATCTATGATCTATCAGAATTTTTAAGAGCAGTAGAGTTATTTGATAAGCCTGCTATTAAAGTTAACGGAGCAAACTATGCTTTAATTTCTGATGAGAAATCTAAACAAGCAATTAAATATTTCTTTGCTGACAAATCAGTATTAGTATCTCCTCAAAAAGGTATTAATATGCCAGATAAGACAGTGGCATTTACATTAAAGAAAGATGACTTTGCTAAGATACAAAAAGCAGCTACAACATTAAATTTACCAGACATCGCTATTAAAGGTGATGGTAAAAAAATATCTTTTGTAGCAACAGATAAAAAGAACAAATCTTCAAATGATTACTCTTTAAATGTAGGTGAAACAGACAAAACATTTACGGCTTACTTTAAAGCGGATAACTTTAAGATTATTTCTGATGATTATGACGTTGCTATCTCTAAAGCAAAGATCAGCCACTTTATAAACAGAAGTAAACCAGTACAGTATTGGATAGCATTAGAACCTGATAGTGAATTTTAATAAAGGAGATTTACATGTCAGACTTTTTATGGGTCGAAAAATATCGACCTAAAAAGATACAAGATTGTATTTTATCGGAAGATTTAAAACAAACTTTCTTAGAGTTCGTTAAGAAAAAAGAAATACCTAATCTGTTATTATCAGGTACAGCAGGCACAGGTAAGACTACTGTAGCTCGTGCTTTATGTGATGAAATAGGTGCCGATTATATTATCATAAACGGTTCAGATGAAGGCCGTCAGATTGATACATTAAGAAACAAAATCAAAAACTTTGCTTCTACTATTTCACTTACCAAAGATGCCAATCATAAAGTTGTAATTATAGATGAGGCTGATTATATGAACGCCGAATCGGTACAACCAGCATTAAGAAACTTTATAGAAACGTTTTTTAATAATTGTAGATTTATCTTTACTTGTAACTATAAAAACAAAATCATACCTGCTCTACATAGTCGTTGTACTGTAATTGATTTTAGAATTGTCAATGGTCAAAAGGTAAAAACGGCCACTCAATTAATGGATAGACTATCTATTATATTAAAAGATGAAGGCGTTGAATTTGATAAAAAGATATTGGCAGAAGTAATACAAAAATACTATCCAGATTTTAGAAGAACCATAAATGAATTACAAAGATATTCAGTTCGTGGTAAAATTGATAGTGGTATTCTTTTTAGTTTATCAGAAGAAAATAACAAAGACCTTATTGTTAAATTAAAAGATAAAGACTTTAATGGTATGAGAAAATGGGTTATACAAAACTTAGATAAAGAACCAAGTTCTTTATTTTCAAGTATCTATGATAATCTTTATGAATATTTAGAACCTAAATCAATACCACAAGCAGTATTAATTATTGCTGGTTATCAATACAAAGCGGCCTTTGTTGCCGATCAAGAAATCAATATGGTGGCTTGCTTAACTGAAATAATGGCCGGTTGTAAATTTAAATGACACTTAAAAGTTTTATAAACAATTGGAAAATAAATAGTTCAGAAACAGCTTTAAGAAGTTTTGTTAAAGCTTACAGTTACAGATGTTGTGGTACCTTAACAACAATAGTAATATCATATTGTATTACAGGTAAATTTATAGTTAGTCTAGGAATAGGAGCAATTGAAATGATAGTTAAACCATTTATATATTGGTGCCATGAACGTGTATGGAACAAGATCAAATGGGGAAAACAACAAAAAGCGGGTGTAGCTCAGTGGTAGAGCGAATCGTTGCCAACGATTAGGTCGTGGGTTCAATTCCCTTCACCCGCTCCAGAATTATATGTACGAATTAAAAGAGTATTTAAAAGCGATAAACGAAACTAAAGAACCACTATTAGATAGTGATGATTTTACATGGGAAAAGAAGTACCCACCATATATTATAAATCGTTGTCTTTCTATGTTTTGGGATACGGTAATGCCAGCCAATGAAATCAATGGCCTTCACTTTTTATCCAAGAAGTTACAATTTCATTTTTTAATAAATAGTATCAGAAAAAAGAAGCGATTTGGCGGTAAGTGGTTATCACAAACCAAGTTAAAAGATTTAGAGTATGTTAAGGAATACTATGGTTATAGCAATGAAAAGGCAAGAGAGGCCTTAACTTTATTGACCAAAGAACAACTTGAACATATTAAGAAAAAATTAGACAAAGGTGGGAGAGATTAATGGTAGATAGTATTAAGTGGTCAATAGAGGACATGTTAGAAGTAACAATCAAACAGCCTGATGACTTTTTAAAAGTAAGAGAAACACTTACTAGAATTGGTGTAGCATCAAGAAAAGACAAGACTTTATTTCAGTCATGTCATATACTTCATAAACAAGGTAAATATTACATTGTACATTTTAAAGAGTTATTTGCTCTTGATGGTAAGACAGCCACATTATCAGAAAACGATATTCAAAGAAGAAATACAATAGCTATTCTTTTACAAGATTGGTCTTTAATTAATATAGTTAAAAAAGAAAAATCT